TATTTGCTCCTGTTGAATCATAAAAGTGAATATCAAGCGTTGTTGCGTCTGCGACTTGATGCTTATGGTTTGGAATTGTAGCGGCAAGTGTTGTATGATTGCTCAATGAGAGGGTAGAATGGTTTCCTACAGTAACGTTGCTCGTTACCCCATGTGTATGTGACATTGTACTACTACCACCAACCCCGCCCGCCGCAGTAGCGCCCATAAGGAATCTATCATCTGTTAAATTTGGTAGATATCTCCCGGAACCATTAAAAATAGGAGAATCAGGATCATTTAAAGCTGCCCCATTACATACATGACAACCAAATTTATTTGCATAAGAATTAGCATCTGCTACAGTATTTCCACCAGCCAGAACGTCAGTATAACCACCGTTGACACCATCAGTATAATAGCCACCCTGCCAAGCGAATATGGTTCCAATTAAAATTCCAGTTGCACCGTTTGATCTGTGTGGTTTTCCCATTTATATCTCCACGATAGTTATAATATTATTTATCTCTCCTGAATTGTCAACGAGTACATTTGTTATTGACCCTCCACCGCTATTTAATGATTCGCCGCTTCCTTTGTTTCCTGCAGCTCCAGACTCAATATAAAAAGTATTTGTTACTGTTCCAGTAGAAATATTCTCAACTTTTATATTATCGAACCTTGACCCTCCTCCACTTATTTGAACTGCTTTTACTATGGTTCCAGTATGTGATAGCTCTATATTGAAATCACCTTCTATTTCAACGTCCGAACCTATTTCGATAACTTCTGACAGATCGGTTGCAGTTGAAATTTTTACACCCTTCTTTTGTTTTATTCTTATTCCATCTGGAAGAGTCAGCTTTGCAGTCAATACTTCATCAACCTTTAGCAACACATGATCCCCTGCTGCCGGAGCATCAGCGATATAATCTACCAAAGAAGTATAATCCCCTTCATCGATATCAGAGTCAATTACAATCCAATCTTCATTAGAACCCTGGAGCCAGTTTTGAACTTTGGTTATTATCCAGTGTATCCAGTTTGCATATTGGTACGGCCACTTTTCATCAGCTGCGAATCCAGTTGTTTTTTTCCCTACAGTTGGCTCCGTTCCTGTCTTTATCCATGCTATTTTTGTTGCTTTATTTTTATACCCCATTGAGTCTCCAAATTAATAAAGTTGTGCCAGCTTACCACCAGCGTTAGCATCTAGCAAATCTCCAAATCCGCCTGTATTAGTTAAAACACCATCGAACGCGAATGCGTTGTCAGGATCGTATGATCCGAGTACACCGACAAGAACTCCACCAAGACTTGCATCTTCTAGAAAGCCTCTTATCATATCAACCTTTGTTATATCTATTGGTACGTTTGAATAGAAAGAGTGCTCGGCAGGAAAATCTTCTCTATAGTCGGTTGCTGTTGATTTTGTAAGCAAATTAAAAATATGAATTACAGTTTCAGGTTCACAGTTTGATATCGTTATTAAAATCCTTACCTTAAGAAGCAGCCTATAGTCAACATCGGTTAAGTTTCCACGGGTCTGATTAATTATTTCTCCAATCTTATCTAGTTGAAAACCTTCTGCGTCGTCGATGCTAAGGCGTTTAGTTCTTAAATCAGTTAGGACATCTTCGAGTTCTTGAAGCTGTATAACAAGGGCGTCAACAGTACCCTCTATTTTTGGTTTTCCCTTATATTGCATTAAGAGTTTGGCTTTTGCCTGTTCTTTGTGGTCTGTTATCGGAGTTATCATGAGTTAACCGTTATCCTTGCGCTGTCAAATATAGCAATTTCATTTATGGCAATTACTAAATTGTCATCAGTTGTAGGACTTGACGCGAATCCGATCCTTATAACTATGTCGGTAATTCCAGCAACCGTAGAAATTGATTTTTCAATAGATGGATTACCATGAGCTATGACATCACTTCCTATTTGAAGATCAGCTCCATATGCAAGAATAGCTTGTTCAACAGCGGAATCTCCACCATACTCGCTTGTTTTTGTTATATCAACCTCGACCCATATGTTTTTATCCAATGGTCTGGAAAACTTTATCGTTCTGCTAATTCCCTGTGAATCTACAACAGTGATGTTTACAGAACCATCTGGTTCTATTCCACCACCCTTTACAAGCCATATTTTCTCAGCAATGTCTTGATCTGTTCCACCCTTCACATAAGCCCTAATAGACTTTGGTGGCAACCCATTAACATCGATGGCATTCGAATCATTTTCAAACACTATGCAATTCTCAACCCCATCAACCTCGGCAAGTATTCTGGCCCTTATAGTTTCTACTGTTCCGGCTCCTGGCCGCTCAAGTTCTTCAATTCTTTTTAATCTTAATTCGGAATCAGTCTCTATGTTTCTTCCTACGCTTGCATCGGAAATATTAAACAAGCTATCCAGGCCAGAAACAGGAGTCTCGATAACAGTTAAAGTTTTAGTATTAGCAACAACTGGACCGGTCGACTCGGCTTGACATAAAACAGTTGCTTGGTACTCGCCAGGAATTGTCTCTGTTATTGTAATTGTTATAGCAGCAGCTGCCTTAGTAAGTGTGTTGCTATCTTCGACTAATATTTCATGTGGCTGTTTTCCATCATCTCCTGAGAATGTTACCGTATGGCCCACAGTAAAATCACCAGTTACAACTAAACCTGATAAACCAGTCAGTGCATTGAGGGCGTTTTCTATATCGGTTATGCTTGCGTTATACGGCAATGCTGCGGTTATCTCGTAAGCAGACAGAAGATCGTTCCAGTATTTTAATTTAAAACTTCCAGCGTCTGGTACGTCAGAATATGAAACGAGTTGGACGTTATCTACTCCAACATCTATTGTCTTGTCCTCTAGGGTTTCAAACCTTGAATTAGGATCGCCACTAACGCTTATTATTGTTCCTGCTGGAACTACAGTTGTTGCAGTTCCGAACAAAGCTTCTGTCACAGTTGAATAGGTCGCAGGACTTCTGGTTGTTCCAGTTATAGAACAAACGCCATCAAGTGAAACACCCTCTGCGCTTGCCGGATATTGTGAATCATAGGTGTCTTCCCAACCGTTCCATAGCTGATCTTCACGATCTGAAAATACAGAAGTAATATTCCCAAAAACAGAGGAAGGAAGAACATTTATATATGGACCGAATAGAGTTTTAAGAGCATCTTCAATTTCTGTTTTTATTATTGATAGGGGTTTCTTTGAAAATCCAGAAGTTGTTAGTCCATAAGACATTATGAGTATACCTCGCTAAATTCTATTTCTCCATCTACAGAGTCAGCCTTAAATTGAATTTGAAGTTCGCGCGTTGATCGATCGATTAATAATGAAAATTCTGTTATCTGTAGAACACCTGGACTCTGGACGATAGTTCTTTTTATCACACTGTCTATAATAACAGGGTCAGCTCCTTTTTTCAATATTTGTTGTATCCAGGGAATGCCCTCTCTACTATCAAGAAAATATTCTCCTAGAAATGTTTTAAGTCTCTGGCTCACACACTGAGCTATTGCATCAACACCCATAGTCATAGATAGGTCACCATTTTCTACAAATATATCACCATTATCATCGAGTTCCAAATCACTCATGATACTGTTCCTGTAAGTTGTGGGTGTGGAGGAAGTATACCAGTTATATTACAAGGTTGCAGTGCATCAGCTTTTGTCTCAGCATGGTTTTTGAATTCATCGACTATCTCTTTGGCTATGTTTTTCCAGTTTGATTCGATTGCTGTTTTTTCCGATGCCGTAAGGTCGGGATCAGTAGTAAAATATGCTGCTATTGCAAGACCAAGTCTGTCGCCACTAAGTGCCATTCTACACCTTCAAACTATCAAGGCCCGACTTGTCGGATTGGAGCTGTGTGCTTGTGCTTGTTAGCCATACACCGACCGCCGTTCCAGTTAATATTTTTCCACTTATAACGTGTCCCATCCATGAGCTTAGTATATTAATAAGTTCCTTCGATCCACCCTTAATTCGTACCTTGCCATCTGGAAACAATTCTATCATCATTTGATCATTTGTAACATATAGATTATTCGAATCGTCTACTTTAATAGATTTTTTAAATGGTCTCATTCCAGGCCAGAAAACGCAGTCTGATAAATCATGAATTCTAGGATCAAGCGGGGATGTTGGCGAGCCATCTCCAGCCAGCCATCTATCAAGGGACCTATCACAAAAAACAACTTTGCCAGTATCACCAGCTTTTAATGGCATTATTATATACGACTTACCATTATTAACCACAGGCCACTCGATTGGAACATCTGATATCACAGGTAGAAGACTTTCAGTACCATCTGTGTACTTCTTTTTTAATAGCGGAACAACGTCAACTTTTTGAGTATCAGAATAATACTTCTCAACTCTAACGGGAAACATTACCCGTATACGCATTGATTCTTGTCGTATTGCATCGAAAATTATCTTTTCAAGTAGTGGTGTTTCCTGCGGATTCATTAAATTTCCTTACCGACACATTCGATATACCAAGGCTTACCATGGGTGTCACCAACATATTTCGCTGATAGAATTTTGTAATATCCATTATAATCTGTAGACTTTATTTTGACTTTCCTACCTGGTAGAATCTTAGTAGATACTATTAGCGATGTAAACTCAAGTCCATCCTTACCCGGTTTGGGTGAACCTATTAAACCAGTATCTTTGGAAAGATATACTGCATCATCATCTGTAGAATTATCTGGATCAAGAATTTGCAATTCGTTATTTTGAATATTCCATTCTAGGTCCTGTTTTCCAGTTATTGTATCGAGTATTGCTTTAGACGATCCAGAAACGCTTATTCCATTTTGAGTTATATCATCTTTCACTGCTGATATTGTCTTTATAGCTGTATTCGATGTCTCCTTAAAAGTAGAAATAACATCATTAACTATTGTTTTATAATTAGTACCAGCCTTATAGCTCTTATCAAGCCTAGATTCCCTCAACGCCTTATCTCCATCCCCACATTCGATTTCTGTTACAATATCGGGGCCTTCTTTTAATGAAACAGTTTTAGTTATATCAGCATCTAGAAGAATATCAGTTTCCTCACCATATCCGATATCTAAAATAAGAACTAGAGATTTCTCTGTTTGGAGTTTTTTCCTGTGATCTGGATTAAGGTTCCATATTTTTACTTTGGCTGGATTCGCTGATGATGTGGAGCTTCTGAGTACATCGAATGATATTCTGAGTCCTGATGTTTTAAATCCAAATTCACCACGCTTGCCTACCGTAACCGAGGCTTTTCGCGTCCACAATTTTCCCATCAAGTTGCCTCTTCATATAGCAATAAGACCTTATCTCCAAGGTCAAGTTCTCCGGCATTTTCATGCTCACTTTCTGTATTTATAGCAAACAAAGTACCTGGTGGGAGATTGGAATCAGCAAATCTGCCAAGCAAATCATAGTTTACAAGAACAGGAATTCCCATTACGATTTCAGTTCCATCGCTAGTTTTTATTCCAAATATCCAGCGATCTTTTCTTGAATTATAGTGGATGTCAAAAATATAGACCGTTCCGTCGAGTTCACAGCTAAATTCGTATTGATACAGGTCACTTCTTACCGGTATTTGAATAATTGCCATTTAACCGCCTATACCAGTTATCCTTGATAATATTGATCTACCACGCTCCTGAACAGAACTTATTGCCTCTGATGGATTTAGTTTACCTAGGGCCGTCTTAGCAACGGCCCCAGGTCTAGCGGAAGAAGATATGTTTGCAGGCGGTACAATAATGGACTCACTTGATACAACTCTAACTTCCTTGAACTGAGCCGTGAACGTTAGTGAACTTGAAGTTCGCGCATCTCTCTGAATCGATAGATCAGTGATTATGCAATTATTATATGTCCTTAGGCCAGTTATTATTGTAATTGGAATTCTCTTTTCATATATTTGATCGAAAGCATCGTAAGCATTTTTTGATGGCTTACCAGAATAAATTGCAGATTTACCAACAGAAGAAATCGCTCCTGATATTAAAGTGCCACCTACACCTCCAATAAGACCGCCTACAGCTCCAGAAACATTTCCGAGTAGTGCTAGTCCTATTGTAATCGGATCATCGCTAACAACGCCTGATATTGATAGCGGCCTTCCTTTTTTTATAACGTGATCGGTTATATTTGATCCGTCTTCTATTTCATGATCCGTTGTTTCTGATTGAAAACCATGAGTCTCGCTGATTACCGCATCGAGCTTAATAAGTTCCTGCTCAGATCCATCTTCCAGTGCATATTGTATAGTTGTTCTTTTTGATGTCCCTGGACCAAGTGCATCATAAATGCTTTCAAACATTAATATGCCTCCTGTGGTTCGGTCGATCTCGATGCCTGTCTGAATGTCCTACCAAGTGCATCAGAAATTCCACGTTGCACAGCATCTCCAACTTGGTCCGGTGGGGTTCCTGCTGGAACATTTACTGTAACCGGAGCATTCAAACTTATATTAGACTGTGCGATTCCAGACGCAGGACCGCCCATTGATGCAGGGACAGGCGATGAGCGCGGAGACATTGATGTTACCGTATTGATAGCGGTGCCAGCCTTATCTAGGGGAATATTTGATGCGCTCATATCACCTGCACCCAGGAAACGGCCTATTTTTGAAAGGAAACCACCGGCTATATCTGAAATGTTCTTAAGCCATTCCCAAGCGGATTTTAATGGTTCGAGAAATAAATCCCAATTAAGAGTGAAGAGACCTACCAGCATAGCGGTAAGGCCTCCTATTACTTTTCCAAGTGAATCAACCATATTTGCGATAAATCCGATTACTCCACCAGACTTTGTTAGCTCAATTATAAATTCACTTATCTTAGCAGTAACCGAATCCTTGCCCTGAAAATATGATATAACGTCTTCTAATATCAACGCAACCATGACAAACCCAACACCTATCAGTGTTGGTATTATTGCAGCTTGAATATTTGCAACGCCTATCGCACGAGATAGTAGTTTGAAGACTGTTGACATTTGAGTAACACCCTGGACTATCTGTCCTATACCGAATAAAAGCCTCACCCCCATCAATATACCGAATGCAATACCAACAACCTTTAAAACCTTCTCAAGACCTCCGAATAAATTTATTACAAAGCCAACGGACCGGCCAAGATCATAAAAAACTTTGTATGCCGTCTTTGCGGAAGTAGCAAGAAATTTCAAGAACGTCCTGAGATTTGACTTTAAAACCTCCTTATTTATCTTTATCCACTCGATGAAACTTTTCATTAGATCGGTCATTGTTGGAATGAGATCGTTTCCTATAGCGACCTTGATTCCATCGAACTGCATTTTTAACCTTGCGATTGTATCGTTAAATTCTTCCCCTGCCATAGCATCAGCATCAGAAATTACAGCACCTGACGCAAGAGCTTCTGCACGAAGATTTGCTATAGCCTTACTACCACCGTTAAGCATTGGAATTAATTTCATTCCTGATCGACCAAAGAGGTCCATGGCAAGTGCTGTTTTCTTGGTTCCGTTTTCCATCTTTTGAAATTGATCTGAAACTTCCATAAAAATTTGATCTGTAGATTTTAAGTTTCCACTAGAATCTTTTACGGAAATACCAAGCTCATTATATGATCTTTTATAAGTCTCTACTCCACGACTGGCCTCTGATGCTGTTCTTGCTAGTTTTCCCATACTAGCAGTCATTTCTTCTTGTCCGACTCCACCTATTTTTCCAGCGAAAGCAAGCTCTTGGAGTGACTCTGTTGTAAGGCCAATCGACTGAGCTGTTTTCCTTGCCTTGTCTCCCATGTTGGCAACGGATTGAGCTATTCCAAACAAAGTTGCTGCCGCTGCTGCTCCTGCTGCTCCAATTATTGTAAGACTTGTTTTTACGCTACTGATTCCGTTATCGAAACGAGCGATTGCAGCTTCTGATTGCTTTGTATCTAACGTCCACTTTGTAACCAGTTCCCTTATTGTTGCCACAATTACCTCTTTGAAGCTCGATCATATTCAAATTGTTCTGCTTCTGCCTGAATATCTAACGCTTCGTGAATATCGAATAATTGTTTTAGCGTCCATCTTCTTCGTACTTCCTCTAGCGTCGCAACCTTAGCTAGTACCGGCCTCAAGAAGAGCCAGTCTTTTCCAACGATGTTTGTTTCCCCAGGGTTGTAATTATTTTTGATGCGTAGCTTTGAACGCCGGAAGTTGCGCCGAAAAAATCACTATACTGCACCCCCAGAGCAGCAATAAAAACCTTAAGCATATGGAAAATTCTGCCCTTAAAATGTTCATCAAAACACATCGATACCTGACCTTTTCCATTTGATCCTGTATGAATTACCTGTTCCATATAAACTCTAATAATATTCAAAACTTTTTTCTCGTGTAGTCTTGAACATAATATTCCTATTGCATCCCCTACAGGACCCATATCAAGCGACTCTCCAAGCTTATCAAGATCAATATTTCCTATTCCACCCTTAACATTATTTATAACTTGCGCAAGTTTTCCGAGTGACATTCCAAATACATCAAGCAGTGCAATAAGCTCTTCGAATGACTGTCCGGCCATCATCAAACAAAACTGATAATGCTCGCCATCGATAATCTTTTCTTTCATTAATTGCCCCCAACAAATATATCAGCGTCACCCTCAATCATCCATTCTCGCTCACCGGCTTCTTTATCGAATTCCATATCAGCCGGTTTTACAATAGTTCCCTCTGGCATACTGACAATCGATCGTCCAGATCGATCTATAAAACCGCAGGAAAGAAGATCGCCAGTTATAAACTTCTGACTCATGATATCGTTCATATCTGATGCCTGTGGAACTGTTATTGTAATCTGCGATCTCTTGTTAAGATTTTTCACTCTGGTTGTCTCTCCAGACGTTCCGGTTTGAAATGTCCATCCTTCTTCAACTCTTGCGACTGATATTTTATTCCAAGATTTTTCACTTGCGAGAGTTCCACCGATCATTAATGTTCCCAGTGAAGGGTCCCATGTTTTAGTTCCCATTGTATTCTCCTTATACTGATAGTTTTCCTTGTATTCCAACCTTATGAAGAGCACCCTGATAGTTAGCAGAGAATGTGCAGTTTTCAAGTAATCGCTCTAGTCTATCTGCGCTCGGTACGTCAGCCCTTAAAGGAACATATACAACAATCGATTCAAGAATAAGAATGTTGTACGGTGCTTTTGATGCGATAGTCAACCTGTTTTGAATTTCAGCTGCAACCAGCCCGGTCCCCGCATCAGTAAAAGGAACTTTCTCGTTATTTACCAAAAGCAGCAGAACGTCTTCTGCCATTCTTACCTGAACCCAATCGGTACCTACTATTATATCGAAGTATTCTCCACTAACAACAACCCCCTCAGAAGAAATCATATTAATGCCAGGTCCTTCTTCATAGAAGTTTCCATTTTTCGCTTTTATAATATTTTTCTGAGCAGTTGTAAGATCGTCGGTTGATATGCCAACAAGAGGCTTAAACTTTAGTGTATACGATCCGGGCGACTTAGGAAGAGCATAACCAAATACTGCAGCTTCTGGATATTTGGCCGTGTCAGCACTATACTGATAATAAGTTCTGTCATAACTAAGAGCGTATAGTGCTTCAAGAACGTTTCCTCCTGCCCCAGAAAGAACATCTGCATCGTCAGTGCTAACGCCGTAAACCTTTGGAGGGTCCTGTGCTTCAATGATTGCAGAGTTTGCAAGAATATCAGCCTTGAGTCTGGCCTGTGAAACAAGACCGTACCAGTCAGAATCAGCTGCGATAATAGCGGCAAGCGATACTGCGTAGGTCTCATCAGCAGCTCCCCATTGGGTGTGTACTGTTGTTGCTGTCGAAACACCAGTTAAACTTGCAACATTATAAACCACAGTTGCAAATTCTGTGTATTGGTCTGCTCCAGTAAATTCAATTATCTGAGTTAGACTTGCATCTAAGGAACCTGTAACGGTTACCTCAGTAACACCAGCAAGTAGCTCCAAAGCAGCCTTTACAGCAGCAGCGTTAGCATCGAATGCGATAGCTGCCGTTGTTGCGGCGCCAACTTTTATTGTATACGTTCCTGCTGTAGCAAGCGCATCGATCGTGGTTGTCTGCTTGTCATTTATGTTTGATTTCCTTCTTCCAACCTTGAATTGAGAAGGTGAATTTTCCTGAGAATACAAAGACAGCGCAGCTATATAAGCAACGTCTGTTACAACGAAACCGTCTTCTAGCATCTCGTCTGGATCGGAATAAGTAAGGACTCTGTCTGATTTATTATAATACTCACACTGAATCAAAGCAGTTCCAAATCCCACTCGCGATAGTCTTGCTGTGGCCCTTGTTATTTGAACATTTACAAAATCAGATACTTTCGCTGTCATATTTCCTCCTAACTTGCATCTACAAGTATATCAAACGTTGGTTCGTTTGTCTTCTGAATTCCAACTTTTCTAATTTCTCCGGGAGCATCGGTTTCAGTTGCATTAAAAGCAAATACAACTTCAAGTCCAGCTCTAAGCTCAAACTGATCTTCCGATAGAAATGATAAATCAGAAGGACTCTTTGAAGACCTATATACAAGGCCAGCATCACGAAGAACCGACAACACAGTTTCCTTCGATAGCGACCTTATTAACTTTGTAGCATAATACATGTGCGAGTCATTCGAATATATATTTATCGATATTGTAACCGCTTGCTTATAGTCTATTTCCCACGTATCTGTTGATTTGTGTGTCTTGTCTACTCCGCCATCGTCATATGGTCCAGACAGAACATTCAAAAGAACGAATGGAAGTGATGGCCTTTTAACAGAAGGTGCAGAAACATCCCGATCCTGATATGACCATATTGTTGTTATTCCAAGAACGCTGTAAACCCAAGTATAGATTGCGTTCTCTATTGTTTCGTCAAAAAAGTTCATTACTGTTCTTCTATCCTTACCGCCATAGCCTCAAAATGTTGAGTACAGTATGGGGACCAATCAGATAACTTATGAACCTCATATCTCTCACCATCATACGTTATAATATCATTAAGCTTCAATTCTGACGTTGAGAATATTTCCTTATGAACCTTGGTTCGATCTCCTTCGGGCAGCTGGTCTATTTCCCTACCGTCTGCCGGCTGTACAGATGCAAATATAGAAATATCGGTCTTGGCGCCCTTGGTATATTTACCATTCGTCCAAGTTCCAGCAGCATATCTCTCTACCGCTACTGATTCGAATTTTAAAAGGTCATTCATTTAACCACCGGATCATGTACCTGGTACGTTATTGATTGTCTTAATTTACCAGTTCTGAATAGTGTTTTCATTACCTGTCCGAGTTTTCCACCCTTTGCCTGTCTTTTTAAACCCTGCTCAATCTTCTTTGATGGCGGTCCACCAAATTTATCATACGCACTTAGAGTGTTTTTAATTGCAGATGTTTGTTTTATTCCAATTTGTTCAAGTGCCTTATGCACTGATATTTTTCCAAGATATACCATATCTTTTAATTTCGCAGTTAATTTCAACCATTTTTCAGCTTCCCTGTCCCAGGTATTTCTTATTGGAGCGCGTTCTGGAATTACACTTGTACCAAACTCATGCACAGCAGCGACAAGAGATACATCTGCTCCATTTTCATAAGGCTCTGCACCGTCGTGTACACCTACTGTAACAGAGGCTTGATCTGCAGCACCTAACTGCTTAACAAAGTTTTTGTATCCCTTGTCTATATCATTAGTCTTCGTAACCATCGCTCTCGTCCCTCGCATATCGTTCGTCATAACCTTCATAGTTATGCAGCGTTCTTGTGAACGAAGGTCTTACCCTGTCGGTATCTTGGGATGTAGTTTCTTTATCGGAAATTGATATTCCACCAGCATACGGTCGAACTGATAACGATTGTTGCTTTTCAAGAGTCTCGCAAAGCATTTTATAATGATTAATAAGTTGATCGTATTCCAGACGAACCTTACCAACAGACTGAGAAAACTTTCTAGCATATTTTGCCATAAGGTTTCTACACGCCTTAATAGCGGATCCTATTGCTGTTGATTCGGAGTCTATTAGATAATTAATTTCTTCGTCCGAAATTTGCTGTTCGCTTGTGTCTGTGTCTCCGATTAGAAACCTGACTTCATCTTTCAATGAGTCGGCGGGATTTCCTGTGTACGACCACGACATTTACCTTCCTTTTCTATTTCTTCTTGATGTTCTTGTTTTTCTTTTAACAGTAACATTAGTCGATTTCGGAAGGCCCTGTTCATCTTGCGGTAGAACTTCTTCTTTCTTTGCAGCTTCTGTTCCACGATTATTAAATTTTTCAATATAAGCATCGTGTTTAGCATCTACGGCAATAGCTTTTTGTTCAGACCTCAGCAGTGTAGACGTGTTTTCAGTTGTTGCAATTCCTTTATCGTCTACCCACTTTAGCATCCCGGCAAGAATAAGTATCCTTCGATTCTTAAAGCCGTCAGCTTCTGGAACAGGTTGTCCGGGGGATCGCAGAACGATCTCCCCGGATTTATTTTGAAACTTAATTCCTTTTCTTCCTGCTATCCAAGCCATGTAACACCTTACGATATTACTGCTGTGAAGTAGCAGCCCATGTCAGCAGCAACTTGTTTCATGTCCTGACTGATCTGTCCTTCGATTCTGTCAGACTCAAGTTCTTCCATGCGGAATTTCTTAATTCTGGCTCCACCGACTGCGCCCATATACTGCTTCCAGGACATTATGTATCCACCGGAAGGAGCGTAAAGGGACGGACTTGAAGCAGCGTAAACAAGAAGACATGCTTTCGTTCCGAAAATACTTGACATCGAATCAGTCGCACCCTCAGCAGCCGAATTCTTTACGGCTCTTGCTACGAGATACTTCTCAACTCCGAATACCTGAGCAATCAACTCTTCGGTTATGATTCCCTTCTGTGTGTATTTCACCCTATCGACGATGTCAGGGTGATTTTTCAGTACGGAATGAACGTCAGGAGTAACCACAAGTCTGTTTGGCTTGTAGCCGTGTTTCAGTCTGATCTCTTCGGTCTTCGCTTCAACGTCTTCGATTGGTGTTGAGTTTGCAGCATCCCACTTCGTCGAAGGTGTGTAGTCAGCAGCGCCGGTCCATATACCACCCTTGAAAAATCCAGTTACGAAGCGAGTCTCACGATTAATGAGAATCTTCCTACCGACGAATTCTGTTCCAGCCTTGTCAAGATCAAGGGGATCATCGGAATTGGCTCTCACCGGATCGGCAATGTCCTGATGCCATGCAACTTCTTTGCAGTTGTAGGTATCAGTTTCAACATTGAAACCACCGCCTGCTGACTCTGTTCCTGGTGCTCTCTCCTGAGCAGTATCACGATACCACTCACCTTTCGGAAAAACAAAATAGCTATCAGATTTCTTCTCGACAGGAACTATCGGAAAAACCTGACTTGCTATGAAATCGGGCTGGCTCTGTATCCAGGCCACAAGTATATTCGTAAGCGGTCTATTTACATGAACGCTTGATTGTGAAGGTTGACCCATCTTTTCCCCCTTTCGATTATGCCGAGTATACGATTACAAGAACGCCGCTTCCTTCGATGAAGGCCGTCGTGCTTGATGCTTCGATACTGATTGCATCCGTTGCGTTGAATGTGTTGTTTGCTGTTATCGCTGTTGCATTTATTACTGCGCCCAGCGGAGTCATTGTTGCTGATGCAAGAGAAAGAACGCCGCCAGTAACATTGGTACTACCAATTTCCAAGTTCAGCGTTGATTCCTTTAAAGCCGTAGTTACAGGATCAGTCACAATGTACATCAATTTTTCAATCGTTCCTGCGAATCCTGGGACAAGACTTGTTACCAAATCACCGTCAGCAATTTTCGTATTGTCGATAGGAATGCAGAACGTACCGTAAGAAACGCTATTTCCCTTGGCACTTGCTACCGAAACAAGGACTGCATGAATTTCATCGGCGGCACCTGATTCAAGTGCTACTCCAACAACTTCATTCGTTCCGGTATGAGGAACTGCTTTGCCATTTGCATCGCTCATCAACTGCTGTCCTGCGGTTACTGTATTTCCGTAAATAACCTTGGATATACCAAGAGTCCTTACGCTTGTTGCAGCAGAGATCGCAGGGGTATTCTGAATGACACCGATTCCAGCTTCACCAGCCCCGCACAGTGCTGCGTTTCCGCTTGCATCAACTTTAACAAGATAGAACTGCTTCGCTGAAAAGTCGGCAGCGGCAAGCAGGGTAATGTCCAATACTGGTACTTCGTAACCCATGAGTTACCTCCCTTCCTGGTTGTACTCAGAGTACAATTTCGGATTTTCTTTCAGGACCTTATCGATAGCCTGTTCTTTGGAAATCTTGGAATCTTCCTTCATTACTTTTTCAGCTTCCTTCTCAATCTTTCCCCATACATCGCTGTTTCCAGAAAGGTTCGATCCAAGTTCTTTTGTGATTATTTTCTGTGCATCGCAAGCCTGTGAATCAATAGCCTTAAGGACTTCATGAAACTTCTTGGATTCCTTTTCATCGAGGGATGCTTCAATTTTCAAAATAGTCTCTGCGAGTTCTTCTTTCTTGATTCCAATGTGCTTGTACTCTTTTTCGATTTTCTCTTCACACTCTTTTCGGACTCTCAATGATTTCTCATTTTCAAGTTCCTTCTGGAGCTTCTCAATTCTTGGGTCTTCACCTGGGAGTTCAACTTTTACAATTTCAGTCTCATAAACTTCCAGTGCCTTGAGAACGGGTTCACGGTGTTCCTTGGCTAGTGCAAGAACAAATTCTTTCTTCATGTCACCGTAAGGTTTCTTGTACGGAGATTTTTCGCCATCCTGTTTCTTTTCAGGGGCGGCATAACCGTATCCAACCTTTGAAGCGATAACTTTCATAACATCGCCAACCTGATCTTTGTACTTTGCGAGAGTCTTGAGAGCCATTTTCAGAGCGTCGGATGCGTCGCTTGATAGTGCTTTCTCGATCTTCTCGATTTCTTCTTTTACTTCCTTTGGAAGTTCGCTCTTTGCAATTTCCTGAAGTTCAATCAGGAGTTCATTTTTTATGTCCATGCTACCTCCATCTTCGGACTTAAAACAAATGAATGGCGTACCGTTTGCGCCCCTACGTTTATTAGTAAGAGCCGCGATCGCCGTAATTTTAAGGTCCTTAATTTCACGTTTTACTTTTTCCAAATTTATTCTCTTTTTAAAATCACTTAATTAAATAAGAACACGAAAAAATATAAAATGCAAATCAAATCTTTTGAACAATCCCATCTCCCTCCATAGAAACGAAATTTATATTTCCATTTTTAACTTCTTGCCATAATTTGTCGTCTAGAACTTTAAATCCACCGAGCGCATCATGTTCATTTATTTTCTGACCATACCATTCATGGTCTTGCTTGGCAGTCCATAATTCAACCGGAATAATATCGCTTGTGAACTTGCCTTCGTGATTTAGCTTAACCTTTCTTGACGATACCATATAGTCATGCAGTGCGTTCTCAAGTACATCTGGATTCCTTATAATATCGCCGTGCGCATCGGCGCGATTGAATGGATATATTATAGTATAAAATACCTTCTTCTCATCGTCTGCCTTTATGATATTAGCGGACTCTGACTTCGATATTTTCATCGAGTTGATTACAATTTCTTTCTCGATCTTGCCTGGGTTTTTGACATCAATTATTCGTGGTTTTTCGCCTGGTAAATTCCAGTATATCCACTTTCTACCCTTACTCTTCTGATCCGCAATTTCACTATCAAGGTCCCTTGACTCAGCGAGAGGAGTCTGATCTACTGGCTTTGTTATCTGCCAAACGTCTATCCCTTCTCGTCCTGGAAATCTAGAAATTATATAACGACCATTCAACTTCTTTCCCTTTAGGAATATTTCATACGCGTGCAACTTTGCAACACCAAGTTCATAGGTTCCACTATCCAATGCAAAGAATTTTGAATATGCTTGCGATGTTGATCCAGCCTCTCCGGGTTTCATTACGGCTCCACCTGGTTTCTTGCCAATATCTAGCCACTCGGTAGGCTGTTCAAGTTTAAATCCACCCCTGAGCGACTCCTTTGGCTCAAGAGCAAATAATTTGCTTCCTCCATTTGCCTTAATATCGCTTGTCTTACCTTCGAATAAACTAAAACCCCATAGAGCATTTTTACTTTCTAGCCTCAGATCACCATGAACGGAATGATCTGTCTCAAGAAGTTGATTTTCATCGAGCTTTGATTCTTCCTCACTGAGTCCTCTCCAATGATGTTGATAAACAAACTTTCCTTTTCCACTTTTAGGAAGTAGCTCGATCCAGTTGTTTTCCCAATTTCTGATTGCGAGTTCTCCACGCGTTTCCCCTCCCTCGGTATCAGCTTGATTCAATATATTGTGGCCCATGGCTATAAGTGCAAGTGCAACACTTGGAAGTATTTCTTCATCTTTCTTAACCTGTAAAACTCCCGACCTAGCCGCCATGCTAACAACCTGACCGACAAAATATGGTTGAGTTCTTGCTTTGTCCACGTCTATAACACTAGCGCCTAGCCAAGCCAGCTTTTTATTTTCGTCGTCTGGAATAATCTCTAGTACCTTAACAGTTATTATGTCTCCAATATCAGCAGGTATTTTACTGTTAAATGACTTACCAAGGTTGATGTATTTCCTGCCCGACAGTTCTGTGATGTTTTCATAATAGAATCCGTCACTTGGAAGAATACCACCAAAATAATTATAGTCTCCAGACTTACCACGGACTTTATCGAGAACTATAACCTTAAGTTCTATAACCTTTTTTATCTTTGCCATTTCATTTGATGAACCATTTAGTTGGTAAAACCCTGGTTCGTTCGAAACAAATACAGCCCCCTCAGACATATCAAAACCATATGACCATTTTCCTATTGGTTCAAGTTGATCTTCTGAGTTCGCCCACTTAACAGGGACTGTATCAAATGAGTATTTCTTGCCAAATTCATCGAGCTTCTTTTTCATTTCGCCATATGGAAGATCATGAATATCATCGTTCAAGTATGGTAGAAATAAACCTGTAACAACAACTTTCTCGTTGGGACCAAATTCTGGTTCATCCTGATTTAACTTCATCAGGTCCGGTCGTGATAGCCTTTTTCCATTCGAAGTAATTGCAAGATCAATATCCAATATGAAGGGTTCTTTTATCTTCGAGAACGTTTCCTTTACGTTAGGAAATTTATCTATCTGGTTCTTTCCAAGTTGACCATCGAACCACATTTCAACCTTTCGGCCATCTCCTATTATCTCTGCCCTAAACCCATTGAGTTTCGGCGATCCTGCTACAGGAAATCTATTTGAAGCCCAGTCTTTAATTTCGTCTACGGAAAAAGCCTCTGTATATCCTGCCATCGCAGGCTTTGGTAACGCGAATCTTCTGAACGGGGCGAGTGCAGCCTTTTGAATTAAAGGTTTTACAAGGACCCCTTCCACGTAAACGCATTCTCCATCGGTACGTTCACCGAGCTTCTCAATTTCAAACCTTGGCCTGTCGTCAAGAAGTTCTTCGTTAACCCAAAACCAGAATGAAGCTTTATTCCATAATGACTTGTGTCCAGGATGAGCAACTGCACCTTCGCCCTTTGTACTTGGAACTTCGAAAGAAAGTTTTCCTCCTGGAACAAGAACTCGATGAATCTCAGCCATAATCTTCTCTTTATCGGCGACATGTTCAAGAAAATGATTCGCTCTTACTTCGTTAACGGTACCATCTCCAAATGGAATACCATTTGATAGGTCGTGGATAGTATCGGCTTTTGAATCTTTATTTACATCAATTCCATGCCATCCCTTAGGCTTATTATTTCCGCAGCCAAGATCAATCTTAACTTTCTCTACATTGCTGGATATTTTCTTGTTAAGTTCGTACTTTATCTTACTGATAGTTTCCTTTAGGTCGGTGTTCTTTATTCCGTACTTTTTGAGATAGTCCGGTTTTGGAAGTGTGAAGTCTGCCATATCTCCAAGCGCTAGCTTCGCGTGTTCCCCAAGTGCTATAACTACGCTTGGATTTATGCTTTCTATTTCCTTTTGAATCTTATCCTGCCAGTATTCAATTTCTTCAATCGATGGTGTCCTGCTAAGACCATTTTTCTCAAGATATATTGGGACTGCGTTTGAAACATAAACATCTTCAATACTTATTCCAAGTTCATCGAGATAGTATTCTTTAAGTAACTCCTCATTTACTCCACATATAGGAACTCCCAGTTCATACTCTAATTGTCCAGGAGCATCGCATATAAAGGCAACTAGGGCATTATTTGGACCTGACCCATCAACTACATCGGACTTTACTATTTGACGCTTGATTTGGTCTTTCCTACGAAGCACTAGATCATAGATTGGGATGTTGTCGCCATGAGCTCCCTGGGGATTATCTATAAAATGAAGACATTCGCACTTATCTGGATCGATAGCGTTCCTTACGGGAAGTTCTATGTTATCAGCCTGTATAAGAAAGCTGCTTTCTTTCTTACTAGCTCTGAATAAAACATCAATGTCATTAGGATCTTTTACTCCCTTCGCAGTGGAACCAACAAGACCAACGAAGTCTTGAATTACAACTACTTCTTTTGGAAAACTATTGAAACCACGAACACCCTTTGCGATCGACTTAAGATTTTCTATATCACTATAGAAATCCGATTCTTTATCAGCGTTTATACCACGTTTTTCCATTTCCTCTGAAACGAATATACCAGCGTTTACAAAGTCTTCAACCGATCTATTTCTTTTCTTTGCCTGTCCATACCATTGATTGAGTCTTAGCCACGCAGATTGTATTTCACTATCCGGAACGTCTCTTAATTTGGATGGACGCATATCTGTTAAGGCTAACTTCTCAAAGCAAGTTGGTTCATCGTCGATATTATTTCCTTTTCCTCCGGCATATCCCCTAGCTTTCGCGTGTATCTTTTGAAACATATCATCGTTTACAACTCCAAGTTTCTTCAAATAGTTAAGGAATCCTTCGAGATAGAATTTACTTGCCATTCTTTTACTCCTTACTCCTTGACCTCTATATTTGTCGTAATCGTGCATGAACAATTAGGGTGTGCTGGCGGAGCATAAACAGAATCTCCATCCGGTAGAATAAATGGATCATTAATGGGGACCGTTACGCCATCCATGGCTTGGCAGATTTCACAAGAACCTCCCCCTGCTTCCCATGTTTTTGTTGATTTATCTGGATCAACCAAACCTTGATCTGCTGCTTGATTCCAGACCTCAATCTCGCCAGTGTTAGCAGCGTCCATTGCTTCTGTTCGAGCTACCATTTCGGCCCTATCGCGAAGTAATTTATCACGATATTTTCCAACCATTTTCTCGTAGTCTTGTAGCGGAATATTTGCAGCCTTAAGTTTTTCTCTATAATTTAAAAGTGCATTGGCCTGTGGTTGATTAAGTCCTATGTCACCAATTAAATTCTTAGCTGCCTTTCGATGTGGTATTCCATACTGGTTTATATCGAATACAGCTCCCCTAACAATATCCATAACGCTTCCCTTCGTTTCGCGTGATAGATTTGTTATTCTCTTTCCTATCTCACTTGAAATATATTTCGACACCCTTGGATTATTGATATCGAATATGAGATTTGGTTTTATAACTTTAGGAACGAGATTCTTCTGAGTATTTGCTGCTGCCCTTGCAATCGTCTTTGTGTACGAATCTTTCATCGGCGCTAGATTGAAGTCAAGTTTCTCCCATCCAAGAGCCTCATTAATTGCCTTAGTTGACGGATTTTTCTTTAGTAGTTCACGTGCAACTTCCTCTATTGATATTTTGTCCTTGAACTGTCGCATTCCATTTAAAAAAGAAGTTTCAAAGAAGCTTGACATATTATTTGCTAATTTGCGTTTCAATGATAGCTGGTTCTTTTTAGATATTTTTGAAATAAATACTTTCGACTTCTTAATTGTGAGCTTTGGTTCAGGATAGTAGAACATTAAATGTCACTTTCGGGTGCAGGAATACCGCAAATTTTACGGACCCACTCTTCCATTTTCTCGTCAGGTTCGATTACTCCTGCGTTTACCATATCAACTACAAATTTTCCAACTATCATAAGATCAACGGCCTTCACTCCGCCATGATTTAGAGTGGGTGGATGAGATATGTCTTTTCCGTTGAGGTCGAGAAGTCTTGGGATTGCGTGTCTGTTATAGGTCTCTTTAATTATATCAAGCATGGCTGTTATACCAAGAGCCATCCAGTTGTTTTTTTCTCGTGCGAGCGCCAAAGAACCAACACTTTCTAGACCTAATAGAAGAACGTCAGACAGTAAAGATAGTGCTATGAACTTATTATATCGCATAATCGGACCATTAAGATCAATTGACCTGGACCCTGCGGAAGTTAGTAAGTCAACATCATATAGAAATTGGCCCTTATCATCTCTATCCGATGGGATCAGTAAGTAGGCTTGTTCATCTGTTCTTAAGTTCTTTCCAACTTTCTGCCAATGTTCAAGTATCTTCTTATCTATAGTCGAGGCACCCTCCAATAATATCTTCGCCGGTACCCTTAATTTAGGTATTCCGCAGCCATCGCGTTCTGCTGAAATAGCCTCTATTTTTTGAAGTTCCTTTGCGTAGTACCACGGTTCGTAAGCACCTCGAAGAAGTGATTCACCTTCTGGATTGTTTCGCGCTGCTGAGGTTCTAAATAATAAGCATTTTTCAATTGGTAGATATACATCCTTGTAGTCTGGTGGGGCAGATTGAGTTACACCTTGAATCCCTCCAGTTGAATCAAAGTCCCAATTGTCTATCAAGGTGTCTGGTGCTCGTCCAGCAATTTTTCGCCATCCTATAAGTCCATCGTTGTGTTTGCTTCTCTTTGATGGCTCTTTACTTGGTCCGTTACGCAATTTGTAAACTATTTCAGAATATTCAAATCCATTCCATGGAAACTCCATGTGTTCACTGATTGTGTCGGTCCACGAAGAAGACATATCATTCAAACACGATTCGACAAACTTTGCATCTTCCTCATTACCTTCTGGATTGGGGTCGACTCGCCACATGACAGGTCGGATAGATAGTGTAAACGCTTTTATCATTCCTGAAACAACAGGATTTGCACGCATTTTTTTCCATACCTTAATCGCTCGTGCTCCCTTGAGTTCACTCAGATACTCTTCATCGAGATAACCGTCAAATCGTTTTAACCCCGACGAACCTATTTCCTTAAATTTGCTTGACGGTTCATATTTAGACATATTCAAGTTTCCTTTCGAGGGCCATGTGTGGAGATCGTATGCTTTGAAATAATGATATACGACTAACTCCGTATTTACAA